TGTCAATTTTCCTGATAGGACCATCTTTTTTTAAATGCATATTGCCAACAATTCCAACAGATTTATCTTGAAATAAATCAATAATTGGCTCAATCCAACCTTTGTACAACTGTATCAGCATTCAAAATATTAAATAATCGCCCGTTGCAAATCTACTGGCAGCGTTACAAGCTTGTCCCATAGCCTAAATTTGTTGTGTTGTATAAAAGCGCTTCCTACTGGTTTCTCGATTTCATGTCTTCTTTTAATCCAAGAGTCTAAGACATAATTTGAAGAATTGTTCGACAATGATCATCAATAAAATAATTTCAACTTTAATGCTTCTCGTTCAATGGAAAAGATTTAACGAGATCATCTATAACTAATTGGCTTTTAGCAAAGAGGGATGATTATTGATACATACCTGCCTTTCAACTGACCTAAACCAGTCTGGCATACTATATTCTTTACATATATTTGGCTCATGAAAAAACTATTCCTCAACCATTTTGCCATAGGCTGTAATGGCAGAGATTTAGGGTTCATTTTGGATAATTAAGATTTGTTTTTATAACTGCTGTATCTGAAGCCTGTACTGATTTGCCAAAGACGAAATTTTTTGGCAGTAATCGCTATTCATTGCAGGTTGTCCGTTAATGCTTTTTTCATATAATTTTTCAAATAATTCATCTAGACTTTTATTGGCATTATGAGTTAGTTTTTCAATCTCATGTTGATGCCTATTTTCTTGCCCAACCTTAGTAGGGTCGCTCGATGTTGGCGGAGCAACACCAGCAGCCCCCTGAAATTTGATTCATAGGCAAATTGGCTTGAAGGAGTAACCACCTGGCCCGATCTGATATAAATTCAATAAAAGTTTTCACAAATTTATTGAGGTCTCATTTGCACCGTAGCAAAGCCTTCTTTGATACGATGCACTCAAACCATAGTCGCTAGAAAGTTCGTGAATTATATTGGTTAATAAAGTGACCGCTTGTTGCTTTGACATATTGGTCTGCGATAGCTTGGCATAAAGTTTGCCAAGAATTGGCCGAAGTTGACTTTTTTATTGCCTCTACTCCTGGATCTATATTTGCTTGACCTACTGGAACTTGGCATGCCAGTACCTGTAGGCTGTTGGATTCCCATCAGCCTTCTTTCATTAAACGAAATCTGCAGGTATACTTAACATATTTAAAATTCCTCGCTTGGGTGACCAGTACGAGCATTTTATTTTTTTGTGAATTCTTTTGGTTTGTCTTGCTTTTCGACCTTTTCTAAAGAATCTTTTATCTTTTTCCTTACAACGAATAATTTTTCTCTGCAGGAACATCTAATAATTCTGATAAACCATCAGAGTTATTTATGACTTGTAAAAAATTATCCCAAAATGTATCACTGATTCCATTGCCAGTACGAATTGCAGACATTGCCTTGTCATCAGCAGGTAGGTCATACCAAGTCTTCCATTTGCGCAAACTCCCATAATCTTTGAAATGAAAACATTTTTTCCTCGTATGTGAAAACCGTAATTGTCTCCATATCCCGGTGCCGATCGTAGGATATGGATATTCCCCTGTGTAAACTAAGCCTTTTTTAATGCAGGGACATTTTTGCTTCGGATGAGGCATCCTTGCTGATATGCCTAAAAATTCTTGTCTGGATCAAACTCCACTGTTCCTTTCTGGTACGGTGGAGTGTTTTGTACATCTCTTTGGATCTAGTTCCCATTAAACCATAGGCAACATCAATATTAGAACGATTGTCCACATATTTCTCCCCCGCCTTCAGGAGAGATAATTGTGACAAAAATTCTTTGAAACTCATAAACATGGTAAAGTTATTTATGCCATCAATAACCAAAAAAAAAACGAGCCTGAGATTTAATCCCAGACTCGTTTCAAAATAAACTAAAAATCATTTTTCCCATTTTACCGCTGCAGCATTTCTTAAAAGACTTTGCCGCCAGTATAAACAGGAGATTCAGTTGCAACATATTTTGGAATCTTAGGATTGAATATCGTCAAACTTCGCTTCTTTCGCTTGATTGACCATAGAATTCAAATTGACTTCAGAACTTTGCAAGCCCGACACTGTAATCGGCAACAGCATCATTGTCGCTCGCAAAACCCTTGGTGGAAAACGAACCCAATTCTCGTTCACTAAAATATTTGCTCCACTACGCGCGACTGAATTACTAAAGCTCCTCTTAAACAGATTCTGAATTCGAATTATCCCATGCAGCCATATTTGAAACTGAAGTCCCTGTCATTTCAGCAACTTTTTTCCAAATATTCCTTGCCACAACCCATGTAAGTGTAAGTCCATTTATTGGATGATTCACACTTCTGAACTAATTCTTTCAAAATCTTCTTGTCATAATGCCTGTCAGCATTCGTTTCACCATCAGAAATCGTAACGATTAAATACGCGGCGATCAGGATCATTGTAGTCCGTCGTATCAATCAATTTTTGTGTCACGTAGCCAACAGCATCCATCATCGCTGTAGAACCACATGGCATAAAATCAGATTCACTGGCTTCTTCAAGCTTTTCGACGGGAACATTCCATAAATGCTCAAAACTTCCCGTTAAAAGTTACCAATGAACACAAAATATCTTGAGTTTGTGCATTGATCTTCATCTGCTGCACTTGCTCGTTAAATCCAGCAATCGCAGCAGATTTTGTGCTAGCCATTGATCCAGATTTGTCTAAAATAATCGCAACGTGTGTTTTTACTTTTTACTCATAATTATAGACCTCTCTTAGCGCGTGTTGCCCATTGTACCTGCGTACCCTGCGACAAAGGATTATCAGATTTGCCTAACTTTATTTTAAGTTTTGGTAAATCTCCAGTCTTCTGCAAAGTATCAAATTTCAAAGCCGTTGCACGATAACGTTTTCGCAACAGATTTTTAGCATCAAGATTAATTGCCATGTCCATCAAATCGTGCAGCAAGCTCATGAGTAATTTTCAACTCGCCAATTTCAATCCCAACACGAATGAATTGACGAAGAAAAGATCAACTCCCTGCCATGATCTTCCAAGTTGATCACGTTCCATCAGGACGAAGTGGACGACCAACGTAAATTGGATTTTCATCAACATAATTGTCAGGAATGTCGCCAACACAATATGTTTTCTTGATTTCTCCATTCACCTCGTAATCTGGACGACCAGAATAACCAGATTTTAGTTCTTGAAGGAGAATTAATGAACTTTTTGTGTCTAAAATTCTGCCATCTGAATAAATCAAAAATGGTTGATTTTTAGAAATTTGCGACAGACGAATGCCTACAGAATTTGTTGGATCTTCTGGATCAAACGCCTCCAACAGTTCTTGAGGAGTCATTCGATCAGCTTTTTTAGATGAAATTGGACGATTTTCATCTACTTTGTCGCCGCGAAAGATTGTTGCAAGTTCTTTCGCCAAGACACGAGGTTTAACACCATTTGGACCTGCTGGCATACAGGCTAGGATATCCTCGTGAGACAGTGCGGAAAGCCTTTCTTCGCTTGTGCCTCCGCTTGCTTTGATACAAGCAATCAAATCATCAGGGTTCAAATACCCCGGTTTGTCAACACCAATAGCGTCATTGTGCTGACGGATCGCTGACAACGCAGCATCCATACGATCTTCGTACATAATCCACCTACTTCTTTAACGTACTTCTTCGTCTGTTTCAGGAACATCCTTCGCACAGACAGGCGATTTTCCGAATTCTATCCAAAAATTTTCTCCTGTCAAGCCAATCTTGGAACAAATTGAACATCGACGTAAGGATTTATTATTTGAGAATCGGCAGCTTTCCTCTCGCCAACAGCTTCCAAAGCATTTGCAACGTCTTTTGGCTGATGGTTGCCACAAATATACAAAGTCACATCTTCTAAATAGACGCCTGTGAAAATCCACTTTTCTTGGTCACTTTGCTTACTTTGTTGCGGCATCCCTGAATTTGGCACTTCATAATACTCATCCTTTCAAAAATTCTTCCAAATAATTTCAACAATTTTCTCTTTGGAATTCTCAATCTTCTTTTTTTCAATATTCCAATCTTTATACAAACGATTGTACAGAGGAGATTGGCATCCACTTATTATAGCATTCCCCTTAAAGGAATTCAAGGCATGAGACAACTCAATGTGATCTTCAGTCGTCATCTCTGATGAGTGACACTGTTTTTGATACCTTCATCTCATGCAAATATGGAGGATCACAATAAATCAATGTTTCCTTTTTCATCAAAAGCTTGAATTACCTTCAAGGCAGGCTTATTAAATATATATACTTCACTAAATCTAGTCGATAAGTTTGGCAAGCTTTTTAAATTTTTTTGCCAAGAATTTATTTTTTCTCATCAAATGACTTTTTACCAGAATTCATCAAATTGTATACAAATTCGTTAACCGCTTGATCTAAATAATCGTCGAATTGATTCTTGGTTATCTTTGCAACACAACGTAAATATGTTTCCTCAGAGCATTTACATAAATTCAATCTTCTTAGAAATTCTTTGGGTTCATCTCTTAAAGCTAAATAAATGTTGAGCAATTTTGAATTTACATTATTCACAACTTCGACTTTGGATCGCATTTTATTCAATAAAATAGTCCCTGATCCAGCAAATGGCTCTACATAAGTCATTTGTTCGTAGTTCTCAGGAAAATGTGAAATAATCCAAGGACTAAGGGCGTGCTTGGTTGGAACAAGATTTTAAAATTGGCTGAATAACCTTCATTAAATTTCCTTGGTTTTTCATGAACTTTATGTCCACATTTTTCGCAAATAAAGTCAAATGGACCATAGCCTCTTTTTGAGCCTTCCCAAAACCATCCTAATGTTGGAAATTTTTTATGACAATCACAACATAAAACATTAATCGTTCGTTGTTCCTCAGGAAGTGTTTCATCCATATAAAACCAACAATTTTCTTCCATAATTCAAAATCTCTATCATAAATAAAAAGACTAACGATAATAGAGAAATATATTATGAGTTTTAATAAAGATGCTTGCTCCGCTGTAGAATATTTGGCAAAAAGCAACTAATTGCTCTCTTGCCTTCAAAAATTGATACGTCTAAAGTAATTGTCAAAACTACCGGCGAAGTAATTGATCTCTCAAATGTCTCGCCAACTATTGCTAAACAGAATATCAATAATGGTTCTTGGATTTTTTATGAAACATTGATGCCAAGAAGAATGCTTTTAACTAATCCTAACTGGGTAATAAATAGTTTTGACTCTAAAGCAAAAGTAGCTTGCGTAATCATGTACTCAAAAAATGGATCAAATCACTTTTCATTCTCGCTTAATCCCCCATCAATCAAATTTTAAACAACTTTTTTAATGAAATTGATAGCATTATTCACGTCAGATCTGGAAAATGTCAATGGCGGTCTTAAACGAATTGATTTTTCTCCACAAGCAAGAACAGTCATATTTTCTTTAACTTAAATAAAACATAATCCCTGATTCCATAATCCGGCAAATCAAACGCACACATTAAACCAAGTCCACGTACATTCGAAATTCTAGAAACTTTTTTTAGAGATTCTAAAAATACTCGCCGATAACTCTTGCGTTTTCTATTAAATTTTCTTCTTGAATAATAGAAATAATTTTACTGAATCGAATCATATCAACAATATTGCCGCCCCATGTTGAATTTATCCTGCTTGATTCAGTGAAAACATTGTTTAAAACATTGTCAATTCGATTAGTAGATGCAAAGCCGCAAACTTGAGTCTTTTTGCCGAATACAAGCATGTCTGGAATCACTCCAAAATGCTCATATGCCCACATTTTGCCAGTTAAACCTACGCCGGTCTGAACTTCATCAAATATAAGCATCGCCTCATACTTGTCTGCTAATCGTCGCAAAGCTGCAAAATACCTTGGCGTAAAATGGTTGTCACCCCCTTCACCTTGTATAGTTTCAAGTATTATTGCAGCTACCATATTAGTTTTTAAAGCTTCTTCAGCCTTTTTTAAACTAATCTCCTCTAAGTTTGCGACTTCGCCATCTACTAAAGGAAATTTTATTGCAGGATTCTTAATTCTAGTCCATGCAAATTTTGGAAATAATGCAGTTTTATTCCTCGCAGTATTCGTTAAAGATAAACAATATCCAGTTCTTCCATGAAAAGCTTGCTCCAAATGAATTACATCTAAATCATTTACTTGCTCCTCACATAATCCTAATCTCTTCGCTTTCCAGTCAAATGCAGCCTTTAACGCATTTTCAACCGCTACACTGCCGCCTTCAACAAAAAAGAAATGCTTGAAGTCTGGCAAAATCGAAGCAAATTTTTCAATAAATTCAGCTAATTCTTCACTGTAAAAATCTGAATTGGCATACTTGTGCAATAAATTATCAATATGCAATTTGGGATGATTCCAACCTAAAGGTAGACTTGCATATTGGAGTCGAACAATCAAGATATTCGCCTGTTGTTTTATCGACTAAATAAGATCCATGGCTCTTGGATGCGTCAATGACTATATCCTCGCCGTCTCCTATTGTATGTTTTCCTATAATTTGATGAATATTCATTGCAAAAATATTCCTGCTGTGTTGATTAAACAAATTTGATGAAGCAGTTGATCAAATCCTATAGTGATAAAAAACATTCGATAATTTTTATCAATCCAAAATCTATGAGAAATTTTGCTAGTAAAAAAATCTACAAAAGCATGCAAAACGGCATTCAATAATAAAAAATTAATTAAGTTTTTAATATCAAAATTAGATAAAGGATTTACTAGAACTAAAAATAAAACAAATGTATAGAAAGAAACATGTGAATGCAAAGCCTTTAAATCACTATGTTTGTTTTCTGCCATCCATGAATTTTGAGAAACAAAATCTGCGAGCCAATGTGCAGTTAAAATTAAAATAATTGTGTTTGTCATATCCAACCAGTCTGTATTGCTGCTTTGATATCATTCATCGAAACTTTGCGACCAAGAAATTCTGAAACAGATTCTGTAAAATGCTCCTCAATACTACGCTGAATTTCTCGTTGATACATCGGACCCATTTTCATCGCGTCAAAATAAGAATTCATATCCACTTGCCAATCAAGTAGCTCGCCACCAATAAAAATGGCTTTTTCAATTCCGCCTGCTCCATCGGATCGCATCTTGACTTCAAATCGCTTCTTGCCTAAATTTTCAGGAGATTCATTTATTTGTTCATTCATAATAATTATTATAGCTAATTGTGCTAAATAATTGTATGAATTTTATTGAATATTTACAAGAAACAAATTTACAGGATTTATATCATAATACTGTTCAGGCATTCCCGCGAACTACACGTAGGCAGCATTCTATAGATGAAATTCATATTATGGAAGTGCAATTAACTCCTTTTCTTGGAGTCAAAACCTTATTTGTTAAGGGATTAGCGAGAAATACCGGAAATGGACATGAATATAATCCAATTGTACTTTTTAAAAATGTAAAATATCACTCTGAGAAAAATCAAAATTGGATCGAAGCAATTGCAAAAGATGGTCAAAAATTTTTTCTTTGAAAAATTAAGCCAAAATGATGTCACAATTCGATGTAATTGCAATGATTTCTTTTGGAGATTCAATTATACAGACCGTCTAGATAAATCTCTATATGGAAGGCTTAGAAAAAATATGAAGCAATTCACAGTCCCGGATCAAGCAATCCTTTAGAACTTTCTGGCATGTGCAAACATATTATTAAACTTGTAAAATCTCTACATCATTCAAATATTTTGGAGGATTGAATAGGTGGAAAAGGAATTTGGAAATTTAATCGATACTTTGAAAAAATTTGAAGGATTAGAAATTATAGACTTTAATTTAATCCCTAAAGTTTATGTGCATTTTAAACTAGATTCTGAAGATACATTGATGAAAATCACAAAAGTTGTCTCAGAACTCAAAGAATATCACTCATGTGTCCTCTTGGTTCTATCTAGCAAAAATATTAAATTCTCATATCAACTTCTCATAGACGCAAAAGATGAACTTGCTGCAGTAAAAGCACTCAATAAACATTTTTATATGATTCAAAATGATACTAAAAGTGACTTTGGAATACCAGATCTTTCTTTGGTAACTATGAGGCAAATTGCTAATGAACTTAAAAAAGATCAAACTTAGTATTTGCTCTCGTTTGGATAGAAGATTCTGAAAGAGATAATATTGCCGTAGAAGGAAGTGGAAATCCGACACAATTAGTCGGCTTGCTCACTAGAGGAACACATATGGCAATCGATTGGGCAGATAAAAATATTAAATTTTTTAAACCTAAAGACGATGAAGATGTTTAATTTCCAGTCTTTATGATTGCAAAATTTACTCTAGAGCCAGAATCTCCGTTGATCGTGAATTTCCAATTTCCGCCTTTTGTGTTTAAAGATAAATCGGAAGAAACGTAAGTTGGAGATGCTGAATAACTGGTAATAATAATAATGTAATCATTCGGAGATCCAATTAATGATGGGAAAAATACTTCAGTTGATGAACCGCTCAACCAAACACTACTAGCATAAGACACTTTTGGACCAACAAGTTTCGATATATCTAAATTGGAATTGCTGGACTTTTTGTCGTCAGCACTCCCCGGACCTGTGCCTTGTGTTGTTGTTGCTTCCATATTTTCCTCAATCTATTCGAGTTTCTATGTAAAATTATTTATGCCAGAATAAATACTTTTGGTTAAATTTTTGCGAAAAGGATTTTATGACATATCAATGTGGACCAGTACTAAAAGATAACCAAAAACAAATTCTTTATGGAACTATTCTTGGAGGATCATCCGTTGTTTGTCCATCAAAAGGCAAAAATTGTTACTTGGCAATGAGAGATAAAAATAAAATGTGGATTCAATACAAAATTGAATGCCTCAAAGATTTTTTAAAATAGATGAAAATACAATAAAAAAAGATAAAAATACCTACCGTTGTTATAGCGTATCATACCCAATATTCAATGAAGTTTATAGTCTGTTTTATGAGAATAAAAATAAAAAAATTCTCCCAGAAATACTCGAATCACTGACCGATGAAGCGTGGATGATATGGTTTATTGATTCTGGAAAAAAAAGCAAAAAAAGTTTATCTCAGAACTCAAAAATTTGGACCAGAAGGAACAAAAATTATCGCTGATTATTTTAATTCCTTAGATTGTGAATGTGATCCCCATTTAAGCAGAGGTCGTTGTGAATTAGTCTTTACAGTAAAGGGATCTTATGAATTTATGACATATGTTGCACCGAAAATTCCAAATTTTATACTGCAAGATTATGAAAATTAATATTATTGCATGCTGCCTGAAGCTGTTGCACCGTTGCATGGACCGGGACCACCGCCTACTCCACAATTATGAGGTCTTGGCTTTACAAATCGCTTCGGACCAACTATAAATGCCGTTTTCCCCGGCTCGGCTTTTCCATTGCTGATCCAACCACTTTCCTCAATCTGCTTAATCCACTCTTTAAAATTCATTTTTTTGATGTCGTTACAAGTTTTACAAATTCACTATTGCTAAAAGAAGTCTTTGGATTCCTTAAAATTTTATCCATAAGCTCTTTGCCCTTTTCTGTATTTAATCTTTCCCATAAAAATTTACGAGTCGGAAGATCAAATTCATCTAAAATCTTTCTCAAAGCATTCACCAAATCATTCATTCCCTTGGCTTTGCTGCTACTCTTGCTGGCTTCATTTAATTGTCGATATTCTTCTAGTGATTTCATAAATTACCTCTATATTATTTATGCCATTAGGTAAATAAATTATGATAAAGAGATTAAATTTTTTGATTCTTGCTATTATTCTGTTTGCAATAATGCATAAACAAGATGTTCCGCCGCCCACAATCATTCTCGCTGGTGGAGGAACTCTGTCTGAAAATATTTATCAAAAATTCAATAACCTCGCAAGAAATAATATCGTTATTATACCCAAGTGGAATGACTAACCCAAAAGCTATTCCCGAACGTTGGAAAAATGCTAAAGTTTTACACGCAGAATCCAGAGAAGAAATTAATGAAGAATTTGCCGCTCCACTTAAAAATGCAAATGGAGTCTGGATTTTAGGTGGAGATCAGTTGAAATTAAGTAAATTGTACAAAAATACACCCGTAGAAATTGAAATCAGAAACTTGCTTAAAAGAGGTGGTGTCGCAGGTGGAACAAGTGCTGGTGCATCTATTTTTAGTAAAGTAATGGTCTATAATAATAGCCATGAAATAGGTCTAGGAATCTTAGATCTTATTATTGATCAACATTTTACAGAAAGAAATAGATTGCCTAGATTGAGAAAACTTATCAAAAAATTCCCATCCAGAATCGGACTTGGTATCGATGAATGTACCGCTGCAATAATTCATCAAAACAATATCGAAGCAATTGGACTTGGAAATGTATTTGTTTGCTCAGATGAAAATATAATTCAACTTTCCGATGGAGATAAATTGGAAATGGAATGAATGTTTTTCGTGAATTGTAAGTTTCAATCCTGTGACAATTTGCACACAAAACTTCACATTTTTCAATTTCTGAAATTATCTTCTTTTGGAAAAACCCTTGTTTGTTGCATCACCAATATTAAATTGCTTCTCATCTATATGGTGAAACTCAAGAACCCTAAAATCACTGTTCCCGCATTTTAAACAAGATAAAGTTTTTTTATAAGATTCTAGCCAATTTGCACATTTTTTAGTCCGAATCCTCTTCGTTTTTTGATAACATATCTGACATTTTCTTCGACGATAAGGAATGCCGTTCTTGATGCCAGCACTTGGAAACTTATCAAGCGGAAATTCTATACTACAATATTTGCAAATACGTGTTTCACTCATAACATATTATATTGATATATAAAAAAAATGAACCAGATTTTCTCAGATATTGATGAAAATAATATATTCCATATCTTTGAATGGGATATTATTCGACATTATTCCCCGCATTACCAAAAAGCACTCATCTTTCAAAACAATATTGACAAAAATCATCCAACTCAAAAATGGAGATATTTTGTCATGAAAAAACTCTATGGATCTGCCGAATACACACAACAAAAATATGCCTCGCCATTAACATTCGGAGGATTTGATTGCTTTAATTTCATAAAATACAAACCTAACTATCATCTTCTCAATATCTACCACAAATTAAACCCCAAACGATCTGGTAAATACATCCTACTCGTTCAAAGAAATGAAAATGATCGATATCTTTACGATTATAATACCAAATTAGATCTGCAAACATATCTAAATACTAAAAAATTCAAATTGCCCGTAAAATGGTGCAATTTCGAAAATCTTACTCCAGAAGAACAATACGAAATTTGCTCAAGTGCCGCCTTATTCATCTCCGCACATGGCTCAGCATGCACTAATCTCATTTTCACGCCAAAACAAACGCCCTGTATCGAAATTAATTTCAGAAAATATTGGTATTGCGATAATGTCTGTGATGATCACTTTTATCAAAAAATATCCATTAATCAAAAATGCCATGGAAAATTGAATTATTGCAGCTATTTTCATAAGGCAGATTATCACAACTTATGCTATTTGCTTGGTAAAAAACATGTCGAAATGGAAGCAATAGAATATGGAGGAAAATTTAATAGCAGAAATCCAATCTCTAAACAACAAATATATATCGATGGAAATGCTTTGGAAAAACATATCAATGAACTTTTAAAAGATATTATTTGGCAAACATGCTAAATTACTGCAGCTATAATTATTGCCAAAACAATCGAAGCAAATAACCAAAAGACTAAACTCGCTGAAAATTCGCTCTCATTCATAATTCTCCCCCAAAATACTATATACTTACAACTGTTCTACAATTAAGGAGAATTATGGCAGAACTATGGCTTTGGGAGATAATGGAAATGGTGCTTTAGGAGATGGCACGACAGAAGATAGATCATCCCCTGTACAAACAATTTCAGGTGGATTAAAACAGTAAAAAAAATCTTGTAAAAAATTTGAAAAATATCTAACATTATAAAAAATATGGTGGTAGAACACTATATAATGTTATGATAACCTTAAAGTTGAAACTCACTCAACCAATAAACATTGAAAAATATCAAAAGCAATTTACTAATATTCGTAATTTTGCCTTTAATAGATTTATTGAAGGTATGTCGCAAAATCAAATTGAACAAGAAGTAAAAAATAAACTCAATAATATCGAATTAATGGATGTTAGCCTGCAAAAAGAAGCTGTTAATGATGCAAGAACTCTAATTAAAAAAGATCAAAAAACAGTTATCTTTGGAAGTAAGAAAAATTGGCAAAATTATAACAATAAAGTTATTTCAAAAGAAGAATACAAAAAAAGAAAACTTTGCAGTATTATTGTTCGAGGCGAAACTGGTCGAGGTAATCGCAAATTTAAACTTGATGCAAAAAATAATCAAATCATATTTTCTCCAAATAGAACAAACAAAATAATCTGTCAATATGAAAAAACTAAACGTGATAAAACATTGCTCAAATTGCAACAATTATGTGAATTAGGAACAACGTATTTTACGGCAAGACTTGATGAAAATTATGTTTATATCACATTTGATGAAACAATCCTCAGAAAAGAAAAATACAAATCAATAAAAAAAGAATTTGTGCAATCGACATGAACCCAAATTATATTGCGGTTGTTGTTCGTCATAATGAAAAAATATTGTACAAAGAAATTATTGGAACATATAAACTTAACAAATGTAAAAATACTAATAAGAAAAAATTTGAAGATTATGAAATAGTAAAAAAGTTAATCAATATAGCCAAGCATTACCAATGTGAATATTTTGCTTATGAAAAACTTGATATTGAAAGTGGAGATAAAGGCAAAGGCAAAAATTTCAATAGAATGTGTAATACTTGGCGACGTAAAAGATTGACAGAAGGAATTACGAAATGGTGCAACATTCTTGGTATTAAAATTCAAGAAGTCATACCTGAATATAGTTCTTTCATGGGACAAATAAGGAATGAGAATGATTATGATTCTATAGCAGCAGCAATTGAATTATCAAGACGAGCATGGTTGTTTGTGAGTTATTATCATTATCAAGATATAAAAGAAGTAAAGGGAAACATTGTAGGTATAATGCGTAAACTGCCCGAGCATTTGGTGGATCGTTGGAAGAAGAAATTAGATGCAAAGAAATTTACGACTTACAAATCTGTTTACCTTGAAATAAAGAAACGTGAATACAGCTACCGTCTTCTTTTCGATCCAAAATCGTTTTCTTGTAGGTTAAAATCTAGGAAATCTTTTGATTGACATTTATTGTCCTTCATTACAAGATTTTCTAACTTTTAAATAGCTGGCTATTTTATTTCTGCTCTCAAAACTGATGGAACTCTTTGGACTTGGGGATATAATGGTTATGGTCAACTTGGCGATGGAACAACAACCGATTCCTCGTCGCCTGTACAAGTAGCAGGAAATAACTGGATCGAAGTTGCTTCTGGCTATGCTCATGTCATTGCTCGTAAGTCAGATGGCACAGTTTGGACATGGGGAAGCAATTACGCTGGAGAACTTGGCAACGGAGAATCATCTTATGGTGCCTCAAGCCCTATCCAATTAGGAACAAATGCCACATGGACACAAGTTTCTTCTGGATATTACCATACAGCAGCATTGAGTGGTCCATTGTCGCCGACACCAGAAGTTAGTACATCTTGTGCCAAAACAACTTGTGCTGGTCAAAAAGGTTTTGCATGTTTTAAACCAGATAGCACCTGCACCTGTGCTAAATGGAAATTCTTTAATGCTAATTGTACAAGATCGCAAAATGCTCTTGGAATTTGCAGTTCATTGTCAGGAGCTTATGTTCCAGCAATTACAGTTTGCAATCAAAGACTTTACTAATTATAGATTTCCTAATTGCACAAGAATAGCAAATGTTCTTGTGCAATTTTTTTTGTTGTGAGAAAATTGAAATCAATATATTTTGTTAGAAGAAGTGAGAATTGGGCAAAAACATATGACGTTGATTGCCAAGATGCAAAACAATTAGAAAAAACTTGGAATTCAATCTTCAATATAACCTATAGCAATTTTCGTCAAAAACTGAATGCAATAAGATTGGAAAATGTTAAAAATTGCAAAGGTTTTTCTGAAGTAACCGAATCTTATAATTTCGATATACAGAAATTAAAAGAAAAAAATATACAATTTTTCCAACTGATGATGATGATTGGTTCCATGATGATATCGTTGAATTAGTTCAAAATAACCTGCAAGCAGATAAAATTGCGATTCGCTGGAGATATCTTCAATGGGGAAATGAATATCTAAATCTTAAAAAAAATGATAATTGGTGTCCTTATTTCTATTATCAAACAAACAATTATGCAATTTTTACGCCATCTGATTTCTTACTAATAAATGATCATCGTAATGCCGATAAAAATTACGACTTTGGAATCAAAATAATTTAGAACAATTTGTAGATGAAAATTGGTCCATTCATAATAAATCCTATGCTTCAAGATCTTTATGGCATCACAAACAATTAGATGCAGACAATCTTTTTAATGAAGCACTGAAGAACAAAGATTTATCAATTCCAGCAGAAATTCCTTACGTTTTTCACAAATATATTGATATGATGAATGAATTGACCCATAAATTATTTAAGAAAATACTGTTGTGATCTAATAATTTTTCATTTTTTTCCAAGTTTTATTTCTCTAATTTTTTCTTGTCATCTCGTTCTTTTGCTTTTTGCGACGACATGTTTTGCAGAGAGTTGTGCGACCATCAATCTTAGATGAATCCAGATCAAATTCTTCAAATGGTTTTACTTGCTTACAATCAATGCCGTTACACTGTTTCTTACCTTCTGCAGCATAAGGATTTACTTTACGCAATTTCAATTTTGGTTTTGAGCCACTGATAAATCCTCCATGTTTTTCGCAAATATATTTACCATTGTTTCTGGCAATATTAGCTTCATATGTTTTGCGAAGAGGATAATGAGTCTCTTGACAGTATTCGCAAAAAACTTCAACTTTATCAATTGCAATTTTAGTATCGTAGTGTTTTTTTGATTTTTTCTGAATATTTTCTTTTCGATAAGATGCAAAATCAATTTCGAAGTTTTTCTTGCAATATTCATCTGCTCTATCTCTTTGCAAGCTTCCAATTTGAAATTCCAAGTTGTTCTTCAGACCAAATTTCAAAAATCCAACCTTGGCTTTTAGCATAATGTTCGCTGTCAGTCATTTGTAGAATATTTTTTTCTTCACTCAGTCTCTTTTTGGCTTTATTTCGACAGCTTTTTTATTGCCATCAACATACGTAATTAATACATCTAAACTGTGTGATCGATTATTTATTTCATAATAAACCTGCATTTCATATGAAGCAATATTTGGATCTTTTTCTAAGATATCTTCGCAAGCAATAAATTCTGCTGAAGAAAGACACACTCTGACTTGATTATTATTCTTGGCAGAAATAAAAAAGATTTTTTCTTTTTGACTTGTCTAATTTTCCAGATGCATGCTGTTTTGCAATTCTTTTAGAATATACTTTTTTCTGATTTCTCCCTCTGGAGTAGCCCAATTTTTTTTGGCGACAGAAGAGATTTTTTGTTTACTCTCAGTAGAATGTTTTTTTCCCAAGCGACCCAATCGTTGTTTTTCTTTAACGTCTTCGCCTCTAGGATGATCCAAATGATTTTGTTTTGCAGAACAAGAACGGTCAATATAGCATCCATTCTTAAGTATGTTTGCTTCAGCTTTCTCTCTTGAAAGCATGTTTTCTTTGCCACAAATATCGCAATAAATCTTTATTTTTGTTTTTTGTCCAATGTGTTTAAAATTTTCTTCAAATTGTTCAATATTCATTTTTGATCCTTTTGTTTGGCTTTTTTAACATTTTCGCTAATTTTTCGCTTCGTTTCTTCTGAATGTTTTTTACCTACACTATGTTCTTCCGCCCCGCCTTGTTTCAGTTTCCCAACCAATATTCAGGGTGATCAAGCATGAATTGACTCTTCTTTTGCAAAACTTCGTCAGTCTGAAGTTTTTTCAAGGAATTGCTCAACTTCTTCTTGTGATCATCAGACTTGACTTTTCCAGATTGACAGCAAACTTTGCATATCTTGACAAAAGGGGGTTCGCCTTTCATCCAAGGTTTTTTTGCTGCTACTTCTCTGCTCTCGCCACATGCAGGACAAATCACTTTAAACATACTTTTCCTTAAAGAAAAAACAAACCTCTCCTTTCATCATAGTATCAACAGTTCTGAAGATCAAGATTTTTTTGAAAAAAATAGCTTAAAATTTGATGCCTTCTTAAGAAACCAAGTCTAATAGTGTATCAATTCCCTTGCAAGGACAGAAAAATATGCCTATAATTCAAATTTCCATCTGATCTTTCCGCAATCCCAAATTCTCGCAAGTCCGTGTTGATGTGCCCAAGCATATTCTGTCATTTCTTTGGGACAATTTGTATTAGACTTCTTTTGACTCTGCTTGCTGATTCGCTTAGTGGGACTTTTCACATTTATGTAGCAATAATCTGGATAATATTCTTTTTCCATTTTGAAATTTAAGGCTTTATAAACATTGCCGACACTCCAGCGATTATCACTGAAACTTATAATTGATTTATGATTATTTTGTTTCGCCCATGTGATGCATTTAGAAAACAATTTACTTGCGCCGCCGACAATCTGCACTCCATCTTTAAAGCATAATCGATCAAGAACAAGATTATCATATTGACGATTATGACGACCAAGAGATATTGCCCCAACCAATTCGTCTTTATAAAATAAACCGAAAAATATAAAGCCTAAAGAGTTTTTGCCTTGTATGTGATATTTTTCGAAAAAGTCTCGCCCAGCTTTTTTTGTCAATTTCTGTGATCTTACAATTTCTGGCAAATATTCGAATATCATTAATTCCCAAAACTGCCTTAATGTGTCCTTTGCACTGTTCTTGACGATCCAACCACTCATCGGAAAATATTGTCAATAATTGGACTTGATTTTCCATGCATTTTTTATATTTATTATAATGATATTTGGGATTCTTTTCTTGATTCTGATGAAAATTCATGATGCCAATTTAAGCCACAATATTCGATAGCTATTTTTTTGGCGGAATCATACATGTCAATTTCAAAACCTTGCACAAGAGATCTATTAGATTGAAATTAAATCCAAATGAATTTAACCATTCTTCTATTTCTTTTTGAGTTTTCCCATAATTACTGACGGGAAATTTTCCATGATTTGAAAGGCATGTTTCCATGGCTTTTTGACGAAATGCTTCCAATTGGAGGGCGTGACGAACCCCATAAATTATTTCATTGGTGTTTTCTTGTTTGTTTTTTATCGAAGCATTCTGAGTGGGATTTTTTACACCATATTTTAATATATTTTTTTCAGCGATTCTGTTCTGAATTTCTGTGCTGCCAAAAGGATTTCTTGTTCCTAGTGTTTTCTCACAACTATCTTCTTGTCGTTTTTTAATGTCAGGATTTTTCATGACATTATCAACTCCATATTTAATCTTTACAGTATTTTTTATAGCTGCTTTGATGTTTTCATTTTGAAATCCGTTGTCAGTTCCGAACAAAATTCTGTTAGATTCTATTCGTTTCTTCTGAACGCAAATCTTATTGCTACAACTATCACTTTGTGTAACCTTATGTGAACGTTCGATATTGTGCTTCATTCTTTCAAAAACTTCACCACAATAATCACATTTTACAGAAAATTTTTTCTTTTTGATTGGCTTGTGAGAAATTCTTTCCGAGAGATTCAAAAGTTTTTTCATCCAAAATCATGATTTGCTCCTAAAAATTTACAATTATCTAATTATAGTTTCACTAGGTGTACAAATCAAGAATAATTTTCACTTATCATATAACAAACAGCAAAAAAGTCTCCTGATAACATGGTTTCAAAGCAGCAAAGTTTCAATTGGTGTAAAAATAAAAAAACACCCCATTACAAGGAGCAATGAGGTGTTTTTCGTGTTTTTAAGTACTTATAGGTCAAGCACTTAGGATTTTGCCTATATAACAAAATTGGCTATACTCATGTATCATAAAACTTTGCTCCCTCACGGAGAAGTTTTTTGCCGTATCTTGTTAGTATCCCTTTTCTTGGACAGAAGCTCTCTGGATCGAGAACAACTGGTGTTTGCGTGAGAGGAACATATGGACAGTAGAAATAACCTGAATCCATATAGCTATCACCCTTATAACCCATCAACAATTGGTTGGTTGGGAATAGTGGATCTTTATATAGTCTCCAACGGTTATTGACTGTACCAACGTATTGAATACCTAGCGAGCTTGTGAAGGTTTCGGCTAGGGGCTGGTGCGAAACCGGCTGTTGCTGTTTCGAAGATCGAAGCAACTTCAGGGCTGGTAACGATCCAGTTAGCTCCACCACGCAAGGTTTTACGATGGATAACGTTTGAAACTTCGACGACTTTAACATAGAGTGATTCATACTTTTCCTTGATGGTTTCACCGAGGGCAGTATTGAAGTCCCAAGCAGTAACAGTACCAGCTGTTGTTACGAAGATCGGTTAGAACTTCGCGGTCGATTTCGAGGTTGATTTCTTGAGCTAGAACAGCGGTTAGTTCAGCTTCAGCATCAAGATTGTGCTGTGAGCGGAGGTCTTGCTGAGCTTCATACGACCAAACAGCCTTCAACTTACGGGTCTTAGCAGCGATTTCTTCTGATTCGATCACGAGGTTGATTTCTGGAAGATCTTGGTTACATTCCATGTTATATTCATAGGAAACAACAGCATGGTTAACACCGGGAGTGCCACCATTCCAAGCGATCTTAAGTTCGCCTGTGGTGAGATCGAGCATTGAACCTGCGGTCTGACCCTTGATTGCTGGAGCACCGATATCAACGAAGTTAACTGAACCACCAGCGGTAACAACGAATGTTTGAACAGCGACGGCACCAACATAGAGTGTACCAGTAACAGTACCAGCTAGGATTGGGGTGTGTTCGAGTGGAGCATAGGTTGTGACCATACCAAGACCAGCGTCAGTTGAGCTTACTTCATTCTGAACGAACTGGCTGGAGTAGAAGATGTCCAAGTTAGCAGTACCGTCTGCCAATTGCATCAAGCTGTTAGCGTCATCGCCGGGGAATCCACCGATATTGCTAGCACCACGGGTTGCGCCCCTTGTTGCTGCTGTATCTAAATCGCAGGTAGTAGACCAAACCTGTTGGACCGAGCAATGAAGCTGAACAGAGACGATCTTGTTAGCGATTAGCTGTGGATAAATACGACGAACGAGAGGGATGCTGATACGCTTGAACTGAGCGATATCGCCTGTATCTGTTGAGACTTCGTTCATAAGTCTTTGGTTTTCGAGTAGAACTGCTGTGGCACTACGAACATAACGGTCTTGAATACCTTCGAGGAGACCTGTCTTGCCCCAACGTGTTTCTAGCTCCTTAGCCTCGTTTAAAAATCGAGAATTTGCGTTCATATATTTCCTAAAAAATTTCTAAGGGACTAATTATTTGGTTGATTTAACACCTGATAGGATCAACATTTGATCTAGATCAGGATTTGATGGTGCTGTACTTTCCGCAATAACAGCTTCATCTAAGGATGTCTTACCCTCCCCGTTACATTCTCTGCTTTCGTTGCTCTTTCATTCTGTTCTGTGATAACGCCTGACTTCTTAGCTTTGGAGACAGCTTTGCGGCTTTCCGAGATAAGTTCTTGGGCTTGACGCACAGACTCATTTAGTTTGGTATTTTCTGTGGAGAGACGAATATTACGGGCTTCCATAATTCGGAGTTGCCCCTTCATTTCTTCAACAGTCTTTACAGCTTCTTCCAACTTACTGGATGAAACTGCATTGATACCTTCATCTGATAGATAAGAGGATGTTAGATCAACAATCTTATCTAGTGTGACTTTGTGTTCAGCCATACGAGGATCATTTAGAACATCGCGTTTAGCTTGTTCATAAATTTCTGATCCCTTGAACTGTAGGAACTGATCAACCTTGTCAACGATATATTCCTTCATTTCAGCAAGTTTGCGATCATATTCTTCATACATATCGACTTCGAGTTGCTGATTCTTAGCTTGTTCTGCCTTGAGCATTTGGTATGCTTCTTCATAACCTTCTTCAAGGGCAGCTTTATATTCTTCGCCTTGAATTTCCAAACGATTACGTAGATCGCCGATGATGGCATAAGCTTCTTCGTAACCTTGTTCTGCTGTTTTTTCAGCATCTGTCAATTCAGTGGTAAGCTCAGCATAGGCTTCTTCAAGTTTCTGATTAAATTCAGCTTCAAGATCTGCCTTAGCCTGCTCCAACATTTCATTTACAGCGGCTGATACTTCTTGGATCTCAGACTCTGGTAGGAGCTTTGATAATGCTTCAGTAATTTTGTCCATTTAGCCTAACCTCGCTTTATATTGCTAGTTTGTTTCTTGATTATTCCGCCCAAGCAAGCAATTAGTGCTTCTTTGTTGGTGTACTTATGTATGCTGCTCGATTCATTTTTTGCAACATTTTTTACATAATTTTGTGTCGGAATATAATTTTCTTTTTTCGCAACGACTTTCTCCTGAAAGGCGTTGTATGTGGAAGGATCAGCAACAGCATCAAATGTAATCAGTTTATAGCTTTCGCCAATAACTAGAATTCCATTTTCATCACTGCGACCATTGCCAACACCACGACTACTGATTCCTACCCGAACACCATCGGATATGAGGCTCTTGAGAATACGACCATGAGGCGTATTCAAAATTTCACCTTCACCCATGAGATTGTTACCTTCCCACCATAGCTTAGTAATAACGTGGGAACATTTCTCAAAGTGAATAATACTATCAGTTGGGTGATCTAATTCACCAACTAATCCACGAGCTTCAACGATTGGCATTAGCTTCTTGAGATTTTCATCAAGAACACCAAAGGGGTAGATTCTTTTATTCTTGTTTACTGCTTCGGCTTCTTGAAATTTTCCTTTGAATTTAGTGAGACCTTTATCGGTTGACTCATTAAGATTCATGGAGAATCCGCCATTGTCGCAGCAATCAACGAGTAATGTCATATTGTCCATAATACTCCTGTTTTTTTATATATTCAGCACGACAGTTATTTATGCATTGTCGTGTTGATTTTTTATAAAAAAATACGTCTGGACTTAACCAGACGTATTTCTATTAAGTTAACCTTACATATCAACAACTAAATCATCGGACTTAGCTTTTTGGAAAATCGGCTTTTGGAGCATATGGATTCTGTAGATTTGGCTCATGTATCATTTGATTGGAATCGGCTTAAATCACTTTCACCACTATTTGCAGCGGAAGGTTCTTTCATTTTGAAATCACCAGCTTTAGGAATATAAGGATTGCTGACTGCTGGCTAGACTTGATCTCCCCCCATGCTCATCCAAGCATTATTTCTCATTTCATCAGCTAGATTATTATGATAGCTTTTTCCATCTGAGACTGGAGCGGGATCATTCCAATCGCCATTATACTTTGAAGGAACTGCATCAGTAACTTTAGCGTTCATGAGTGTTCGTGGATGTTCGCCATTGACAGAAATGTGTGTAGTGTTAGTAACATCCCACTTATCTGACGAACCCATAACATTACTTTCAACGATATCGTGTAGGAATGAAGCGATAGATTCAGCTAAGTTTAGATCGACAGCATTTTGACGATTTATAATAGCTTGGCATTCGTACATATAACCTTCAACGGTATCTTGAGTGGCTTGATCGCCCAATTCAAGAGCAGCACGACGAACTTCATTGAGTGCTTTTAGAAGATCTGAGAAAACTCGTAGTTCTGTTTCTTCTGATTCATCGAGCTTTGTAGAAGGAATTCAGTGGAAACATTACGGAATTCTTGGTATGAATCTTCGCAGGTCTTGCATTCAGCAGTGATATCAGTTTCTGCTCCTGCAAGTTGACCGATCTTGCGAACGCGATCAGTATAAGCATTATGTGCAGTGCGCAGGATTGCTTCAGCCATGAATTGACAGGTATTATCATCAAAATTGGTGATATTGGCACTTTCAAGAGCGACAGCAATTTGATCAGCGAGTTCAGATTCTGTAACATAAATAACATCTGGCCAACGAGAAACGATAGCTTCGAGAGTTTCTTCAAGTGCATGATTATCAGAAATATTATTATGTCTCTTGAGATCTGACATTGCTCTTACGAAGTTTTGGTCTTCACTAATTGTTTTCTTAGCATTTCCGCGAACGATCTTGAGGTCATGATCCAATGTTTTCCAATTGAAATTAAGAATTTTGGCTTCATTTCGTTTTTGCAATGTAGGAATAGCAACTGCAGTAATATTTCCTTTTGCGTCTGTTTGAACTTGCGATTCGCCCAAAAGAGGACCAAATTGCTTATAATCAATGAAATCGATGACATTTTCGCACATAACAGCCCATTCTTTCATGGTTGCTGGCTTAATTTTTTTAGCAAATGGATTGGATTTGTGATTTTTGCCTTTCTTAGCAGCAATCATCGCAAAGAATTTTCGTTGTTTTGCGGTCATTGGCTTTTTGTTTTTTCCTTTCTTTTTCATAAAGAATGGAACATCTTTGTCATCTTCATTCTTTGCGGATTCATTAACGATTAAACCACGGCGAACGGATGGCATAGAAAGATATGCTTCAAATTGATGGCTTGCTTTAGCATCATTGTTATCCAAGAGCGATTCCACCATATTGTTAAGAAGTTGGCGAGCATTTTTCTTTTCGCTTTCTTCTTCGATAACAAGTTGCTCAATATTTTCAAGAACCAATTGATCCTTATTGAGTGTATAGGTGGCATGAATATATGTGCCATCTGGAGCTTTCCATAAGTAACATCTGATTCGCCAAATGTTGATAGTCTGAGATCGTCTGTTCCCAATGTTTTGGCGAGAACGTCTTCAGCCCCGATTAATTCATCTTGGGCATTAGTAAGTGAATTTTCTTCGATTTTCTTAAAAGTATCGAAGCTGATGAGTTTTCTTTTCATAATCAATTGACTCCCTGTGCTGTTGTTAAAAACTTAAAAATTGTTCATGCAACTGGTGCCTGTAATGCAAATATGTATTATTGTCAAAATATTTTTTTCTTAAATATTAAAAAAAATGAATGCTAATATATATTTATGCATTTACCAAGATAGTTGATGCCTGAAAATATTTAAAAAGGGAGCGAAATGGAAAGCTTTAGAGAATTTAAAGATAGGTTAGATGAAATCAGTTTATCCCAAATAGGAAAAGGCACATTTGGTCGCACTCCGTCAATCAGCACTCAATCCGCCGATGCATTGGAAACAGTATTACAAGGTTTTATGGAATTATTGGCATTTAAGCCTGCTAAAGTATTCATGTTTCTAAAAACAAATTCAAATGATCCAAAAATTCATGCAATTGATCCTGAGACATTTAATGATCCTGCATTAAAATCACGAGTGAGACAAGCTTCTCGTAAAGTAGCACAAGGATTAGCAAAAACAGAAACTGAACCACCAACAACTGAATTTTAATTTATGAAAAGTTTTTTGAATATATCAGTGAGAAACACCAAGATCAGATTGGCGACGATCAAGATTCTGAATACAATGCTGCTATTGATGCTTTTCAAATTATTTTGAAAAAGAAAAGCGAGCATGCAACTTCTTTCCTTAATAACATGAAAGAAATAATGCCAGAGCTTAAGCCTGTGTTGCAAAAATATGGTTTAAATGCTTTTTCTCCGCTAGATACAAAAATTTACAAGCATCGACACAAGTTTGATAACACAGGTTTAGGAGATAAATCTGTGGACATTGCCGCTTCTGGATCAAGTGCAGGAGATATTGCAAAGGGTGATGATGTTGTGTTGCCAAATGTCGCAGATGGCTATTCACAAAATTAAGAATAATTAACAATATAATTTTAATTGTTTTTACTACATATAATTTGTCTAACCATTGGTGGCATCTCATGGACAAATTTTCTGTAGTCACTGTTTTTTAACCCTGCTGGATACTCATCTCTGCTGCAAAATTATTTTATTTTTGCAGAATCTTTAAAAAAGAAAAATATTAATCTTATTACTGTCGAATGTGCTTTTAACGACGGTTCTTTTACATTCCAGAAGATAAAAATGTATATCGTTTAAGAAGCAATAGTATTATGTGGCAAAAAGAACGTCTCATTAATTATGGCGTTTCTAAATTGCCAGATTCTTGTGATTATTTTGCTTGGATTGATTGTGATGTTTTATTTTTGCAAGATGATTGGGTAGAACAAGCTTGTGAAAAATTGAAGACTGCCAGTATTATTCAGCTTTTCAAAAAAATATTTTATATGCCTAAGGGTATGGTAAAATATGATGGAACAAAGATTCCATTTTTTCAGGGAGTGGCTTGGCAATATAAAATTCACAAAAGTTGGTTAAATCGACGCAAGATAAATGAGTTGCCATTTTCTGCACTGGGATTTGCTTGGGCTTGTCGCAGAGAGTTATTTGCAGACATTGGCGGAATTTATGATAAAAACATTGTTGGAAGTGGAGATACATTTTTAGTAGATTGTTTATTAGATTCTTGGGACATTCATGGATTTGCCAATAAATTCAACGAAAAAATGAAAGTTGATTTAATGGCATATTGTTCGAAATTTAGACAAAAGAATCCAATTATCGATTATATTCCTGTAGAAATTACGCATTTATGGCATGGTAATTTAAAAATAGAAAATATATGGATCGACATGATGTCATTAAAAAGTATGACTATGATCCTATAGCGGACATAGAATTGATTAATGACGTTTATGAATGGTCATCAGACAAATCAGAAATGCATACAGATATACGTCAATATTTTTTTGAACGGAAAGAGGATTCAGAAGTTTAATTTCTTTTTCCGAACCAAAAAACATTGGCTTTTTTAGCACGCTTTCGTTGAGTTCAAATCCGCACATATCACCAATTACGGTATCAACTCCGCATAATGGACAGATGACAGTTTTTCCGTTGTCTGTATATTCTTTGATATCTTTTACATCGAACATTTTAACACAACAAAAACAACCTGCTTTTTTTGATTGTTCGACAATATTTCGATTATTCATTGCCATTTGGGGGAACTGATTCATGATTCCTCAACGCTATAATCAATATCTTCGAGATCCTGTTCGCTTTCGTAATCTTGCAGTTCCAAGTCATATTTCTTTATGTCATCTGGATTTGCATCTGGCAAGCTTGCGGCTTCTGGAGCTTGAATTTTGGGAGTATTTTCTGTTTCAGGTGTTGGGGCTTGAGGAGTCTCAGGGCTTTCAGGAGGAGCACCTTCTTCTGGTGAAGGCATAGGAGTTGGACCGCCTGCTTCTGCGCCCAATTCTTGAGACTTTTCTTCGGTTCCGGGAATGCCAACGCCAAGAAGTTGCGGATTCTGACCCAAAACTTGCAACTTAAGATCTTCAAGTTTTTGAACTTTAAGTCTTGCGAGCATTTCTTCTGTTTCATCATCAGAATATCTTAATATTTTAGTCATGATGTCATAATCAGACATAAGCTTGACTTCCTTTAAGAGAACCAGCATTTCCATATCTTGCATTGACAACTTCTGCTCTAGATAATTCTCTCCAATCGGATGGAGGAGTCATTTTTATTTTCAGATCTTGGTAGGAATCTTCAGGGAATCCTCTTAGTTGCAGGTGTCTTTCTGCTAATTCAAGCAACTCCATCTTCGAATGCAGATTGCAAGCGTTCGATCATCCTCGCGAACTTGACATCTTGTGATGAAAGTGTAATTCTTGTTGCATTAGCATCTTCATTATTGAAATAATTTTTAGGAAAATTGAGTGCGGTGAGTAATTTATTTCTGAAATAAACTGCATCATCAATTTCGCCAAGATTTTCAGCCCCCGGCAAAGTTTCAATTCTTGTATTGCTATTAGGCGAATTGGTAGCCAGTAATCTTCATCTTGTGCTGGCGGCATCCATCGTTCTTCGACTTGGTTTGCTCCGGTTCCTGAATTACTCGTTGTTTTTCTTTTGCGGAATTGATCTTTAATTCGGTCTATAAATGCTTCTGCCTTGAATGGCGGCAATTGACCAACATCCACATAAAAAACACGTCGTTCTGGTGCTCTAACCAATCTATAAACAACCATTGCGTCTTCCATGAGTCTAAGGCTATGAGCAGGACCACGTGCAGGCTCAATCAAACTTTGACCATATGGGAAGAAGGTTTTTCTATCATTCCGATTCGAAGTGAACAATTTGACTGGAGCAAAACGAATTGTATGGTGGTTTGGTTAATTCAGTTTCATTTGTCCTGTAATTGGTCCGCGAACAAGTGCTTGATAATCTGGTCCTTCTTTTGACTGTTGGAATTCAATTAATTTTCCTTTAACAGTTTCAATCCGATACATTGTTTCTGGAGGTAAAGGAACTGCTCTATAAACACCTTCTTTGGGATTATCAGGATTAACAACTATTTCTACGAACCAATCACCTGCGATGCACAAATTTTTAAACCATGTCCATCCATTCCTATTTAAATTAAGCATTTTGCGATGTAGCAAGAAAAAATTCGGCATTCTTTTTAACTTCATCATTATTGGTTTTGACTTTGAAAATATTTCCTTCTTCATCTTTTTTGGCAATTATGAAGGATTACGGAATCAGTTGCAAAACATTGATGATCTTCAACGCTGATATCATAAACTTCTTGTTCGGGACCGGGTTCAACACCAACAATTCGACGATGATCTTTTTGGAATTTATAAAGCTGTCGAATTTCTCTATGTGTAAATCCTTCTTTTTCCAGCCAATTTTCAACAGTTGCCCAATCTTTTTTGAAATCTTTCGCCGATTTGTTTAATTTTTAATTGACAACCGATCATTCGGATGGCTTTGCTGACATTTTCATAATGTGGATTGGTCTTGCTGCTTTTCCATTCATCTACAAATTGTCGTTCATGCATCCAACCTCGTTGATTGCTGAATATTCTTGGATATTGATTATGTCGCCATTTTGTATTTGCTGGTAATCTATAAAATGGCATTAATTCATCGCCAAATTTTAATTGTCCAGCTTCTATCCAAGTGCCATTTTTAAGTAAAACTCTATGATCTTCGGTGGCTGTAAACTTGCTTCCATTGTCTAAAATAATTGTGATTGTTTTTGCGACTTTAACAAATCTTGGAGCGAATGCCCAACCGAGAGTATAATCATTCTTTTTAAAATCATAGCAATAAACCAAGAATCGTTCATCGCCTCTTTTTCTGCTAGTTCTTTGATGGCATATAAACCGAATGGAGTTGCAATTTTTGTATCACCTGCAACACAAGCTTCATCCGAGTAAACGGTCATAGCCATTTCAATTTCTGGCACATTACGAAGTCGTTCATACTCTTTATATCGCATTTGGCGGTTTGTGAGAGTAGTTGTGTCAATCATATCGTTTGTTTGACGATAGCTTGATTGACCGCCCGGACCAGTACCTTGACCGAAATCAGTTCCTAGAGCATCTGGCTGCGCAATGCCTGCTGTAGGAAATTGTTTGGGATCTTTTCTTGCTGATAATGGATCTTTTTCACTACTGTATGTGAATAATCGAAAAAATCACTCCAAAGTGGCATCTATTTCCGCCCTTACTTATATCTTGAAAATTTTAAAACACACTGTCATAATAGTATCTAGGTCTGGATTTATGTTTTTGGATAAAATTCTATCAATGAATAAAATTGTTTTTTTATGTAGTCACGAATATTCTGGCTCAAATTTTTTATATGAATCTATGGACAAAAATCCAAGAATTCAGGGATATAAAAATTTATCATTTATTTACACTAGTCCCAATGAATTAATTTCACTCACTCAGCAAAAGCATAAATTAGAAAATCGTGCAGCAATTTATATGGATGAAATTCTTTATAACTGGCAATTATTTGACAAAAACACATTCAAAGTATGCAAATTTATTCATGTGATCAGGAGACCAGAATCAGTTTTAAATTATTTCAGTGAATACAAAAAATTATCTCCAGAATTTGCTTCGAGATATTATTTGTTTAGATTGCGGCGGATATGTGAAATTGCCAAAAGAACTCCTGAAGCCGTTCTTTTGACATATGATGATTTGATTGAGGGCAAGGGAATGAATTTAATTGAGGATTATTTAGAGTTAAAAAATCCTATTGATTTTCATTTTAATGATTTGCCGGAAGTAAAATCTAATTTTCCGATGAAACTAATAAACGAAGCAGAAACCGCATATGAAAGATATTTATATTTTTTGAAAAATCAAAATCTTGTTTTTACGTCTAAATAATATAAACAAAGGCGGATTTATGTCATTTACAGAATGGTTTAAACAACGAATAAAAGAAAATTATGGAGGCTCTGCCAACAGTCCATCAAATGTAGAGGACGAGGGCGATGGTGGAGATGGCGTTGAAAAACGAAGAGAAAAGCCTGCTGGAAATCCAAGCCAAGGCTATCCATCATATTCGTTAAACAACAGCGACTTGCCTATCACAAGAAAAAATAAAATTAATTACACAAAAAGAAATGTAATTGCAAATAATTATTGATATTCTTTGATGAAACAAAATTCAGCCGAATTAAGCAACATAAAATTTTGCCATAGTTTCCAATATTTCCATTCTTTTTCATATATTCGGAAACCAATCTTCTTTGATCTTCATCTGTTGTGTTTTTGTTTAAGCTAAATCGACTTAAATTTAAATTCGATTGATGTAGTTTTGGAAGATAAATTCTCACAAAATGATTCCACAACCATGCAGATTTTACACGATCATGCTTCATTCCTTCTAAAGTATGTAAAAAATAAAAAGAATAAAGCTCCTTGCTCATAGGTTGTCTAAACGAATTTTCTTCACTAGGAATATCATCATATTGATAACCTATTGTAGAATAAGACTTTAAAATCACTCGTTCATCAGAAAATATCTTATTTTTTGCAACACGGAATTCAGTCATCGGAGGCAAAGCTTGACTTGATGAGCAGTATTCCAAATTCCAATGTTTAACAGAATAGTATTCGCTTTTTTGAATTCTTCGCTTATTGTTATGACAAGTTTGCTTAAATCTTCTTTATGAAACAAAAAAGCGAACACGGAATCTGTAACAATTCTTTGGCGATATTTTTTCTGATTAAATATTCACTTGCAGGATTCATTTATTCATCTTCATCGTCATCATCGAACCAATCATCGTCATCATCGTCATCATCGTCGTCATCCCAATCGTCGTCATCGTCGTCGTAGTCATCATCATCATCATCGTCATCGTCATCATCATCGTCCCAATCATCGTCCCAATCGTCGTCATCGTCATCATCATCTTCGTCATAATCATCATCATCGTCATCATCATCATCATCATCATCATCATCATCGTCATCTTCATAATTCCATTGTGAGTAAATAGAATTATCATAAATTGCTTCGATGGCTTCAAACATATTGTCAATAAGCAGTTCTGTCACAACAAGTTCTCCTTTTTAGGTTTCAAACAATAAATATCATAGGAGGGAAACATGAAAAAAGTTTCAATTATTTTGTTTTTTTTAATAATTTTCAAATAGGATGTTCCTAGCTCCAATTTTGGAAACAGCTATAGCACCTATTACAACTGGAGTGATAGCATGGAACAATTCTCAGGCTTGTAAATATTACGACGAAGAGGCTCCTGTAATTTATCGAAGTTTAAAATCTGCTCTTAAAGAATTGGATCACAAAATAAAAAGTGATGTGATGTATAAAGACGGAAGTTACTATATTATTGCTGGAGGCAAAGACTCCTTTTAAAATTGAAATAAAAAAAGTACAATCAAATATCACTGAGGTAAAAATACGTGTCAATTTCCTTGGCGACAAACCGTATGCAGAATTAATTTACAAAAAGATTGATTCAAATCTTGATGTAATTAATTTTGATGTTGAAGGAAAGCCGACGAAATTTACCGAAAAAATAAATCTCAATCAATAGAAAATCAACAAACTTTTCTAGATGCGAATCCGCCAGATTTATAAACTGTAATTCCTCCCACTTTAACTGGAGTGTAACATCCAGTTTTTGGAGGAACAGGAACAGGCGGCGGATTACAATCACATGATTTTGGTTTGCAATTTTTTTGAACGCACTTAACACAGCCTGAATTATTTGCAGGCTTCCACGGTTTATTATATTCTGGTTGACCGGGAATACATGCATTTGATCGACCGCACGTGCAAACAATCCTTTTCCTGATAAGCTTCCCCTGATCTTCATCAAACAGAGCTTGGTCATGATTGCCTACAAGTTTATTTTCATGAAGTAGATTTAAACACGTTAAAGCCGAATCAATAATTTCATCATCATTGCTTTCGGAAATTCCTGTCAATTTATCATCTTCAAAATAATATGCAGTTTGATTTGGAACTTCAATTTCTAAATTGTAAAGAGGATTATTACTTAAAGTTAATATTTTATTTGTATTTGCGATTTTGATTTTTTTGGTGTTTAATGTGCGAATTATTTTTTCATTTCCACCAATTGAAATTTCGTGCGGTTCTTGAATGCTTTTAAGCACTTCATCAGCATTTATATCGCTCAACATTAGTATTTGTGGTTTAATAAGATTTCTTTCGACAAACAAATCTTTTAAAATTCTACTGTATTTACCTCCAGATTTTTGGTCACAATGCAGAATTTGGCGACAAAAGGCATCAAAAAATCTTATTGTGGCGGGGCAATTTTTGGTTGCCTCTACCAGATAATTCAACATAATATCACGAGCAATTTTAATTCCGTTTTTGAGATTGTCTTGTTTTTCTGCAATGCGAATAATTGCTTGATAAAATGCACTTGCCAAGAATTCTGCTAAAACTATGAGGCTCATTGATAATTTTGTTATCAGGTCCAGAAGTTGGCAAATTTTCAGGAATTTCCATATTTATAACAAATAGAAAGATCTCTTAGGCAATTCGATAGTCCTCCGTCTCTGCCTTGTGTCAAAGTATGTAATCCTTGACCCATTTCTGCTGCTAAACGTGTTACAATATTGGAATTGTGCAAGTTGCCATTTGTTTCTTTTATTGCATAGTCAATAATTTCATCAAAATCAAGCAATGACAACATAGCTGTGGCATCGCCAAAAAATTCATGGAAAGCCCAAAGTTCACTAGCTTGTACATCCCAAAAATCAGGACGCAAAATGTCTAAAAATGCATGTCCGAATTCGTGAACGACTACAGAACGTGAATCACAAGCAAAAACAACTTTATTTTTAGCATTTCCAAAATAGAAGAATCTGAGAGATGATCGATCATAATATGCGTTAATATCTTGTCCTGCTCTCGCCATGATCGTCAATGATTTTACTGCTGACCAATCATGTACTGGTGATGATTTTGACATTAATTTCAATGCATGGTTTACCATTTGCTTGCATGCCAAAGATTGTTGTTGAATGCTTCCGAGTGGAAATCCGCAAACCTCCTTCGCCAACAGCAATCATAGGCAGAATGCTATCAGCAACACACATTTCCTCGCGAATAAGTTGGGGAGTGGTCGGATCATTAAGATAGACTGTATTAGTGTCTTTAGAACTTTGGATTGAAACAATTTCTTCTAATTGAATTGGCTTTATTGGTAGAACATCTTGTTTTCTTATAATTTTAATCCAATTCCAGATAGTTTTAAACATACTAAAATTACTCCATTTGATGGCACTATGAATATATATGCATGAGGGATCAGCATGAATGAAAGAACAGATGCTTAAGGAGCTAAGAACCAATGAAGCCATGAAAAAGGGCTACATGGGACTTGAGGGGCATTTAGCAGTTATTGCAAAACGATTGGGAAAACCTATATTTCGTCAAGGGAATTTATCTTTTGATCAAAATTATTTAGACGATCCTTTTGACGTGCATGATGAATATGAAATGCCAACTCTAGATGAAGACGCGAGTTCTTATGAAATTGGTTTGCAATTTGATGGATTAACTAGTGGAATCAACATGACAATTTCTGTAAACTTTTATTTGCAGGAAATTAAATGTGTATTTGAAGGAAATATAGTTTATCATGAAATTTCTGGAGAATTAGAAGGATATGCACCTGACGCAATTTGGGAATCCAAGATTGACAAATTGACAACTTTAGCAAAAACAATAGAAAGAAACAAAAGCCCAAAGAGCGACAAACAATTAATTGAAGCTACAAATAAGAAAAAACAGAAATTTTAGAACATTTAAGAAAAAAGTGGGGTTTGAATTAGATGGAACAAAATTTACAAAATTTGATGAAAATGGATTTTATAATTTATCCACAAGAAAATAAATTTATTGTTGAAAAAATAGCGGTAGAGGGAAACTCTAATACATTGAAGCCAATTGAATTTGAAACTTATGAATTAGCTTTAGAATATGCTGTTTTTCGTTTAAATCCAACAAAAAGAATGGCAACCCATTATAAGATACAATAGAGGATTGGGGATAGAGTACAAAAATTTGCCAACAATTTTTGCAGAAAATCGTGAAAAAGCATTAAATATTGCAAAAGTTAAAGCAGAGTCATTAAAAGAATGTCAGGTTTTAGAAGTAAAAGTTTTTCCAAAATTTAACATTTGAAGGATAGATAAGGAAAACGTCTTTAAGAGGAAATATATTATGGACGACAACATGCAGAAAGAAAAGTGGACATTAGAAGATGGGCGTCGAGCCGAACGTCGCGTCGTAGAAAATGCATTAAATGGCGAAACAGAACGTGTGATTGAGCTTCACGTTGAGGATGAGCGTCCATTGCGTTTGCAGCAGCGAGTTGTTGAAAAGAGCAAGCCAATTGTTTATGAACGAAAGGTTGAAACAGTAGATCCTGCTACAGGAAATGTTATAGAATCGAAAGTTGAATCTATTGAGCCAAAAGTTCAAATGCAATTAGTAGAACATGTCAAGAGTTTGTCAAATGATGTTCCTGTTACAAGACAAGAAATGCTTGTCGCACAGTATAAGCCGGGCAATTAAAGCAGGACGCGAAAGTTCGCCAGACGTCTCAATTCAATCAATTCCGGTGCCGAAGTTTCTCGATCGTTTGCAAACATTAGGCTTGGCAGATGAAATTACATGAACGTGTTCAAGAATGTGGATCAAGTACAACTGACAAAATTCTTATTAGTAGTGATTGCAGTCATGGTTGGATTTTGTGGGTTACATGGCTTACTTATCATGTAATTTCGGCAGAATGAACAAAAAAGGCTGTCTTGACAAGCCTTTTTTTATTGAGAGGCAACAAATGTCATTCCAATCTATTATGCAAAAAATTTGAATGAATGGGGAAATAATTATATTTTGCATAATATTCCTTTTGCTTCTGATGCTGTCAGCGGGAAAAATGTAATTTGTCGATAGTTTCTGTTTACGAAATTTACAAAAAATCAGCAGCTAATTGGAATTATCCCGACTTTAAAAAACAAGCCCTATTTCAGATAGGGCTTGAATAATTTATCTTTTTTGTGCGAGATGCATTGGACCCCAACTACCACCCTCAGATAAATTCTTTTTTTAATTTAAAATCCAGTCTTGATTATGTCCGCGAGTGGCTTCCGCACCGAACGTGCTTTTTTCAGGAGCTGCTCTTCTAATTGGATTTTCTGCTCGCAAAATTAGCTCCTCTTAGCAATCTTACATCGACAATATGTTTTGATAGGGGCTTTTTCTTTGGCAATCCTCAGTGATTGTGCCTTTCTCGCAACTCTACATCCCTTTGATGTATTCATTCGTCGATTCAGTCACTAGTACAGTTCCGTCTGACTGCATGGCTATGGCTACCCTTGTAGAAAAATTTTGCAACAGGGGCAGATTTTTTACGATTTCATATTTCACAGTTCACTCTCTACTTTCTTATTTGAAAAAAAAACATTTCCATTATATTACTTGAAAAGAATTCTTATTCAAGAAGCCAATCCCGCCAAAAATCTCTTCTTTGATAATGATCAACATCTTCTCAGGACTATGTTCTATTTGTTTTTCCAGAAAAATTTCCCCGCCACTTTCCATCAACTGTTCCCAACGCCTCTGCTTGGAGAAATTCCTACTTCCATCATTAATTTTCAACGACTTGTTTTTCCATTTCTAGGGCATATTGAAAAATTCTCTGGGCATTTTCAAGCTTTGGAAAGGAGCGGCTTAATCACTGTTGGAGTTTCACCTAATCCAAAAAATCATATCAGAAAACTCGGTGACGTGATTCATTTCACTGGCAGCTTCTTTCTCAATAGAAATTCTCTGAGTTCTTCTCGGGATGCAAATCCAGTTATAGCACTTGCATGATAAAGATAAAAATGCATATGCATATATTCATTCATAAGATCATTGTTTAGCTGATTTAGCAATTCTTCTCGTGTCATTTGGTTTGTCGAGTCCTATATAAATAAGGTTCAAGTTAAAAGAAAAGTTTCGAAAATGGATGAACAATATTTCAAGAGCATACACGATTCAGTTTGGAGAAGCAAGTATAAAAGCCCCAAAGATTTTTATTTAAATGGGGGCGAAGTCGATCCCAAAACTGGTCGCCTACAATATGATCCCCAGTATACAGCTTCGACAAATATGAACTTTCCATAGATCCAGATGAAGATATGGAAAATGTAGAAAACTATGATTCTCACCGGCAGCAGCAAGAAATTGTCAAATGCTGCAATAGTTTTGCTTATTTTTGTCACAAATTCGTAAAAATTCTTCATCCGATGAAAGGGGTTGATTCCTTTGTTCTTATTTAACTATCAAAGAAAGACAATCTGAGATTATGAAAACTTCTGTTTTAACATCATCGCAAGTTTCGACAAGGAGGCTTAACCACTGTCACTCTTTTGTGTGGGTCTGTGGAGATGCATGTTCCAGATGGATCAACAGATCATGCTTGTTGTCCAAAACTGACCGTGAAGCAACCGACGTTGGGCATGATGGTAGATCGGGCTTGCGAGACATTTTCCTTCATGGCTAAAACCCAAAAAAGATGAAGGTAAATGGAATGACCATTTAAAAGCAGTTTACGGACACAGGTTCCGCAATTAAATTTTATAGCACCAGAAGCAGGCTCGCGGTAAGTCAGTGACTATTTTTGATTGATAGACGAAGCTAGCGTTCATTGATGATATGGACGAAAGCACTGGAAAGTCATGTGGCTGATTCTTCGATCTGGTGGTTCTTGTACACTTGTAATATCAACGGTTAACGGTCTTAGGAAATTGGTATGAACAAACATTATCGACGACGCTAGAGAAGGCAATAACAAATTTCATGTTATTGATTTGGATTATTGGGAGCATCCTGATTACAACGATGAAGATTGGGTTGACCAGAGCAAAAGCTCAATTAGGGGAAAAGGCTTTCTTGCAGGAAGTGCTGACGAGAGTTTCTCGGGTCCGGGCGAAACTTATTTTCAGCAAGAGATAATTACACAACTGACTGAAGTCACTAGAAATAATTATCCAAGTCGAAAGCTTGTGAATAAATGGGTTCGAAATACTAGCGGTCGTATGGCTCAACTAGAAAGCGAGCAATGACAAAGGAGCAATGTGGGTTTGGAAAGAACCTGTTGAAGAGGCAGGAGTACATTATTGAGTGCAGATGCAGCAGAAGGACAAGGACGAGAATAATGATAGTTCTTGTTTTCAAATTGTTGATACATCGACATTGGAACAAGTGGCAGAATTTATTCTAATTTGATTGTGCCACATGAACTTGCACAAATATTACAACATGTTGGAGTCTACTATAATAATGCATTGGTCGTAACTGAAATATGGGAACCACGGCGAGCAGTTCTTAGCACCCACAACAGACGACTTCTTTACAGAAAACTTATATTATGGAAAAGCAATAAATCCGCAAATCAAAAGCCGGGTGTAAAAGTAAATCAGACAAATAGAACTTTATTTCTTGAATCATTGCAGAATCGTCTTTTGGAATCAGACGGTTAGAATTAAACAGTATAAGATTTGTTACTGAATTGCAAACATTTGAATATAATCCTACAACGAGAAAGGCGCGAAGCACAGAAAGGAAAAGCATGATGGATGCATCATTGGCGAATGTGTGGTACTCTTCATGTACCAGCGATATAATATCGTACAGAGATATTCCTATGGGAGCAGAAACTCCTAAAGAAATAAATCCTGCAACTTTAAAATCGGAAGTTTTTATGAAGAAATCAAGCGTGAATTGATGGAAGGTAGACCAGAAGATTGTATTGATAGAGGATGATTTAGATTTGTTTAGCAGACAATACCCTCATTTCATGCCCGGTGAAGCGGCGCACGAAAACGCGAAAGCGTTTCACGATAAATGCGAAAACGGTTAAACACACTCCGAGGTGCAAACTGGTACCCATAATAC